ATTTTGGTTAATGTTTAAAATTGTTCCACCAACAGTATCAAAAATTACTATATTTACAAATGGTTCCAAACATTTAACTCGAACTTTATCTGGTCTATAATCGGTAAACCACACGTTATCTGAATTTCTTAAATTACAATCTGGCATTATTTTTCTCCTGAATTTTATGAGGCGTACTCAAATGACCAACCTGAACCGTTAGTATAATGAGTTCCATCATAACCTTGGAACATTTCATTTGCGTTCCACCAAGACGGAGCCGGAGTTACTGAAGTGATTAGACCGTTTTCAACATTTATAACATTTTGATCGTGATCTGTGAAAGTTCCGGTGTAACCAGAAACACTTATCTGACTATTTATCCAACGTTCATTTGTGGCATCATAAGTTAAAACATCATCTTGAGCAATATTTGTTAAAGTCATTGGAAAGTAAGCTGCGATATGATTATCAGCAATAAGACCTGCTTCAGCACTATCAATAAATAGTGTATGATCAAATCCTACTGGATCATTACCATTTTCGTGTTTTAAAATTGCGGTTTCGACAATTGCTGATGCTTCTTGTCTCGCAAAATTTCGCACTTCAGATTCAATTGTGAATTGTGAATGATCATGACTTGTTACATGTAAATGAACTTTAAATAATTCCGTTATTGATATATTATATTCCTCATTACCATTTGTGATAATTAGGAAATCTAAATCAGGTGTAACCTCTGCAAATGTTTTATCATCATAATCAAATATTTGTTTTCCCATAATTTTTTCCTCAATTTGTTAATATAAAATCATCTTCATCATCAAGAATTGGATTATTTTCATGATCAAGTAACGCATTCTCTGGTACAGTTGGTTCAAATGTCATATTAAAATATCTAAATTCATCATAAAAACGATCATAAATTTTAATTTTACATGGTTCCGTTTCAGCATTAGCAACAACAGTAAATGTTCTATCCCCATTGTCAATTAATCTAGCATCAGATTCAGTTTCATTAAGATCTCTTCTTATAATAATTGGTAAATCGTAAGTTGGTTCGGGCCAAGCAGTTAAACCACTTATAATGTATTTTGTACCATTTATGGCATGATAATCACCCGAAATAACGTATGGAGAAGGAGTTATTTCAACATATTGATTTCCAGAAATTATAATACCATCAACTTCCATAACAAATTTAACATTATAGTATCCAAGCATAGTAAAAGAATGAATAACTTCGCCATATGAAGCAACAGATAAAGTTGTTGGATTATTTGTTACATTAGCTGCAAATGGATCATCAAATTCCCAACGATATTGGATTTCACTTGGAGCACCACATTGATTATAAGCAATACTTCCAACTCCAGATTGATTCATTATTTGTGAACATTGATTTCCTTGTTCAGTACAATCAACTGTGGAATTAAATCTTAAACCAATAGATGAATAATTACCAATTGGATCAGTTATTCTTCCGGTTAAATTATAGAAAGCACCCCCGCCACCGATTCTATTAATGATAACCGCCCCTAAACCATCATATGTTGTGGCTGACCCTGTATTTATCGGAACAGTATTAATAGGATATGAGTTAATTGCGCCTGAACCCTCATCACCTTCATCAAAAATCAAAAAGACTTCAATGGTACAATTATCATTTTTGAAAAATCGTTTAATTGTTTTATGATATTGGTTACATTCAAGCATTTCTAAAAAATTATGTACCATAGTAGGTATAGTTTTATATTTTTCGAAAAATCGTTGAGGATAATATCTTTTTGATGTTAAACTAATTAATTCATTACCCATTTTATATTTTTCTTCACCATATATTTTTAAACTATCCATACAAAAACCTGGTTTGATTTCTGTAAATTCTAATCTTAAAAATTTTGGTGTTATTGTAACTAGACCAGCTTCATAATCATACCAATTCATCCCATCTAATGAATGTTTAATAATACAATCAGTGTATGTAGATTCATTTGGTATATATTCAATATTATAATCTATTTCGAAAATCTCTGTTGGTTCGATGAAATTAACTTCCATCCAAACAGACCCTGTTATTTCTTCATTAAATTTCCAAAATATATCACCGTCTTTTTTTGTGTCATATGAAGCAGATTCTAATTTCGGACTCAATTCATTAAAATGAGATACCGTAATTAGATTATTTTTTTCAGATATTTTTTCTAACAACATTTATTTAAACCTTAAATCTGTGTTGAAACAACCGGATTTATTTTAGCTCTTACTGTTTGAGTGTAAATCGAATCAAAATCAGTTTGAGAACCAACAACAGTTTGAAAACCCCCGATTTCTTCATATTCATTATCAGGAATAATTGTTATTATATCCATTTTAACATCATCTTTTAAAATACCATAATTGTTAAAATATGTTCTAATATGCTTTTTAAAAGTTTCGATTGAATTAGATAATGGACTGTTAACATCTCCTTCAATTTCAATATTAAAATTTAATTTTCCTGTTTCATATTCGAAAAAACCCAAAGTGGTATTATGGAAAATTCCGTATGAATATAAACCAATACCTTCAATTCGATTTGAATTTCCAAGATCATCAATAACCGTAATGTATAATGGTTCAAGTCTAACATCTGGTTTTAACTCTAAATCATTAAAATCTAACAAATTTGATGTTGTTATGATAACATCATGTGATTGTCCAAAATTTGTAGTGGATAATTCAAATAATGGTTTTTCATCCCAAGAACATTTAACTAAATTATTTGAAACATTCTCTTCAAATTTTAGTGGCATATTAATTTCGGTTGTTGTTTGAAATGTTCGAGTATAAAAATCATAAAATGTATATTTTTCTTGTGTAGAATTATGATCATATGTAAAAACCCCAAGAAGATTCTTTTCATCAACTTTAATTGAAGAGATTGCAGAGTTCAATGTTGTTTGTACATTAAAATTACCCGTTTCGTCAACTGTTACTTCAAAAGCAGAATAAATTTCATTGATTCCATCATATTCAACATATTCAACTTGAAATCCTTCTTGAATTAACCAATTAACTTCAACACCCATTGTTTTAAAATTAAATTGATCTGGAGATAATGGATCACCATAAAATTTATCCCATATCAATGTAGCTACTTTTTTACGATCTTCTTTAACCGTATTATTAAAGTAAAGATTATATTCAGCTGTACTCGCAGAATTTGATACCATTGTTAATGAAACATTATAATGATTTGTTCCTGAACCATCAAAACTAAATGTTTCTTGATACATACTTTTATTTCCACTAACAAGATCATTTAAAATGGTAATTTTTAATACTTCGGGTTTATAAACATCATTATTAAATAAATATCGATCTAAATTATTATGTGATAATTTACCATGAATAGATGTTCTACCCAGCATTTTTTGATCAACAATTTCAGGTAATAAATTATATTTGTTAAATTTTCTCCTAAATCGAACCGAAGTATAAGCAATGTCATTTAATTTATCAGAATCAATAATATCAAATTCTGTATTAACTTCAACCATATCACTTAAATAATTTTTAATATTTTGATCAGTTGTTTCTTTAATTATAATATCTTTATTATCAGTTAAATAAATTGTACCTATAATATGTGTTCCTGTGTTTTGTTCATCATTAATAACCAAATTCCATTTGTGGCGTGTGTTTGGTGGATCGGGATTATTTGGATCATTTGATAATGGAATATCGGAAATGACAGAAACTTTCCAGAAATTATCGGTATATTGAGCATCAAGAAATGTATTTCTATTATGCCAAATATTATTAACCATTTTTATTTCTAAAGTATCTACATCAATAACGTTAATATGACATAATTCAATAATACTTTGATTATTAGAATTATAATCCATTATGATTTGGTTGTTCTTTTTAATAAAGTTTTTTGTTATTGGTATATTATTTAAACCCCTAACAATTTGTCCATTTTCTTGAACATTTTTAACTGGAAGCCAAAATACTGACTCACGATCAATATAAAAAGAATCACGATTTAACACAAAACCATAATTAGTATCAATATCGGTTGAAATAACATTAGCAATAGCATCAACTTGTGAACGAACTTTTGAATTTCGATAAGGTACTTCAAAACCATTAAATTCTTCATCAAAATATTCTACTAATCTATTGAACGCATTTTCTTCTGTCTCTTTCAATTCAGATGGACTAATTTTAGAACTAATTTCAATTTTAGGAACAATATCAAGATAGATATATGAAGGTTTCAAGAAATATTTGTTTGTGGCAATAATACCCGAATTAGATAAAGATGAAATCATTTTAACTTCATCACCTTCATTAATATATAACTGAAGACTTTCTAAAAACATATTTTTAATATTTGAAGTTGTTGGAGTAGCAGCAATATAAGCATTTCCTAAGAAATTATTATTTCCAGGCTCTAATTGATTACCACCAATAACATTTACTTCATCAACCAAATGAGAATATTCTGTTTTAATTAAAGTATCATAATCATTAGCAGTTACCGCTCGACCAGCAGTAGCAAAAAATCTTGGAGCATTATTTTTAATAGAATCTAATGTTTCATAATCTTGACCACCAAAAGATGGAGCAGACGGTTCAAATTCCAATTTAGAAATATCAATATCATCGATATCAAAGCTTCGATTTAATATTAAGGAACTGTTTATATCAATATCAATCTCACCATTGGCGGTTTTACCAACTGTTTCAAGATAATCGACAATTATAGTTTCTGTTAATGATGGAGCGCGACCCACAACATTATTACCAAAAATAATCTTTGGTGTACCCTCATTTAAAATATCTTCTTCAAGAAAATAAATTTCATCACCTTGAATATCAAAAAATGTTCTTGCTAATATCCATTGAACCTTTGAAACTTCCTTATGTTGTGTAGTATAAATTGAAACCTTCATATTATTCTCATCAATAAATTTCGATGGAATAGTGAATGATTGTAAAGATTTACCTGTACCAAGAACACTATATTTTTTATAAACACCTTGAAGTAATGTAATTCGAGGATGTAATTCATCCGCTGCTGAAGTTAATTCAAATGGATTTTTTGGATTAACTAAAAGATTTATTGGTTCGGTATTAACCCATGAATAACCATCTTCTGAACCCATGAAAACGGTACTTGCTGGGATAATTAATTTTGAACTTTCATCAAAAAATCTATCTCCAGGATTGTATGTAAATACACCTTCCATTCGAGCTGCTTGAATACGTTTAGGTTTATATCCTAATGTTTTAGCAATTGATACCGCATTTTTTCTTAATGTTGTAGTATCTAGGAAGTTGTCATTCGCAACAGTTGATACCATATATGACATCATCATAGTGGTATAAGCCATTGTATCAATAATATATGCTAAGTTTGAACCTTCGAAATCCAAAGGCGCATCATATGTTCCATTAGAAGTTAAAAATTTAACGACTTCAGCACGAACATCTTCAAAACGAATAGCATTTAATGAAAATTGAAAAGTATCACCCATTTTATCTAACCTTTTCAAGAGTGGTTGTTAATTTAACTGGTTCTTTACTTGTATTTATTTGTAAGTAAACATCAATAATAAATGTGTTTGCATCAGGATCAGGTGTTACTATAACTTCCAAATCCAAAATTCTTGGCTCATAATTAATAATAGCATTATAAACTTCTTTAACTATTAAATACGCTGTTACATCATCAATCAAAGTGAATAAATATTGATTTAGATCACAACCAAATAAAGGATTCATAACCCTTTCCCCTGGTTGTGTCAATAAAATATTATAAACAGATTCCATAACAGCTTGTTCATTTTTAAGAATCCCTAAATCAGACATCCCATCACCATTTTGTGATCTTGGCGCAACTATTCCATCTTTATTAACATCAAAAAAGAATAATTGAGATGGATTTTTGGGAGTTAATTTATGTCTATTTTCTTGGATTTCATCAAAACTTTTACCCATTACAAAATAAATCCTTTTAATATATTATTGTTTATTGTTATTTATAAAGAAAAAAAGCCACTGCAAATTACAGTGGCTTTTTATATATGATATATTGTGAATTATTTATTTGCTGAGGTTTGCGAAAAACGCCTCATCATCATCTAATTCACCATCTTCTCCCTCTGTGGGTGTTTCTTTGTCGTCAGAGGTTTCTTCAGGTACTTCTTTTCGAGGAGTATCATCTTCCTTATCCTCTTCTTTATCCGCTTCAGAACTTGCTTCTTCTTGAGCTGGTTCGCCATCAACCTCGTCCTCATCCTTTTCTTCTTCTTGTTCCGCAACAGGGGTAACACCCAACAAATGACCAACTTGCTTAATTGTTTCTTCAATAGTTGGAAAATGTTTTGGATCAGTAAATTCAGCCAGATCATAAACTTGCTCCATGATTTCATCAATTTTGGATTCAACACCTTTAAGAATTGCTTTGGGTGCTGAAAACGCAGAATCATCATAATTTGGAACTAAATCTTTTGAAATTTTCGCATCTTTGATTTTCAATTTGAAATCCGCACCTTCAAATAAATCAAATGGCATGAATTGTACAAAATCATCATCTTCAAGATCAATATCAGATGGAAACATTTGTGCTTCAAGTTTCTGATAAATCCTATAACCATAACGATATAGGAATACTTTACCGTTATTTTCAGAATCAAAGGGATCATTTACAACCATGATATTTGATACCCAGTTTTGTTTCCGAGCTCGTTTCTTTCCAACTTCTTTATCTGATTCATATGCCGAATTGTAATATTCATTATTTTTGGCGCAGATAGGACATTTCGGGTCCCAACCAAATGTTGAAATACAATTGTTAATGTACCATTTAGTACCAGAACCATCAGTTGCTGAATATTTAAAAGCGTGATTGTAATAATGAGCGAATGGATTACCTTCGCGGTCAGGTAGAAATCTTATCGTATAAAATTTCTGTTTGGTGATTGCTTGTTTCCAATCAGGTTTGAAAAACCGATCATCTTTAAAGCTTTTGGTTTTGGATTCTTTTTCCTTCTCGATATCCCCTTTAATCTTTTCCCAGTTAAACTTGTTCTTCCATTTACTTCCTGCCATAATGTTTCTCCTTTAGGGCTTTCAACCCTTCTGTTGTGTTTGTATAGGCTATCAACCTATATAAGTATTTATATATAATACCACAAAACTTGATTTTGTCAACTCTTTTCTACGACTTCCATTATCTTCTCAACCAATTCAAATAACTCCACATTTAATGGTACACTGATTCCCGCAGCACCTTTATGTCCACCACTTTTTGAACCTTTAAAATAACTTGCTGCTTCATTAGTTATCTTATTACAATCATAAAAATTATCATTGGAGGAACGCAGACTAAATTTTCGCATTGATTTGGATTCATAATCAAACAAAATAAATAAATCCGCATCATATCTTAATGTGAAAAGATTATTATATTTGCCTTTGGGGTTAAATGATACCAAAACCTTTTTCTTCCCAAATTCAAATTTTTGAATATATTGATCAGCTTCATCAAAATAATCATTCTGTTCCTGAACACGAGCAGCAACAAAGGTTTTCATTTCTTTTGTCCAAATCAATCCATCATAAAATTGATCATAAAAAGCTTCAAATCCAATATCCCAATAAACCTCATCCAAGGCTAAACCTTCGGTGAATTTTGGATCATCTTTTCGCCATTCATCATAAACATCTATGATACTGACTAATCGATCTAATTCTTTTGTTGGTTGAATACCATTTTTAATACTATATTCATATGCTGATTTTGTTGCCGATATTCCTTTTCGCCAGCGATATTGAAATTTACCCGAATAAAAATATTTTAATCCTTCAAGTCCTTTTCGAGCATCACTTCGTTCATGATGATCAATATATAATAATTTCTTAATATGAGGAAGTTCTAATATTTTTTTCAAGAAATGAGTTTCAACACTTAAATCTGTTATAATCAAAACCGTATCTTCTTCAGGGTATGAAGCGAAATTCATAATGTTTTGAAATAGATCACCATATGATGTTTTGGTAATTTGAATTTTATCCAATCCCATATGATCATGAAATAATTTATTCATGATAATTGAACATCCTACTCCATCCATATCGGAATGTGTTACATTTTTTATTAGCATCGTTTATTCCATTCTTTCCTAATCTCCAAGGAACTCGTCTAACGAATTTTCAATTTTTTTATTCGGAAACCAATTCTTCTTAATAAATTCAATTTCAACTTTTCGTTTCAATGTACCATCAATATTATCAACAATTTCTTCAATCTCAACTTCATGTTCAGACGCAAAATCAACAATGGTTTCAATATATCCATTATAATTATGATCAATCTTGAAACGTTCAATTAGTAAATTAATACCTTCCATTTATTCTCCTATAGAGTTTCCAAAATATCTTCTTTGGTTTCATCAATAATTTCTTGTTTCTGATCAGTAGATAATTTTGAGGCGGGATCGAAAAGATAAGTTACTTCTAATCGACCACCCTCAACATGATTGAATTCAACAATATATTTGATATTATATCGTTCATAATGAAGAATCATTTGATTATCTTTTGGTGTTACTAAAAAACCTGGTTCCATTATTCTTCCTCATCTTTTAATTCAACAATTTTTTGATACAAACATGTCCATTTGTCCATAAATGGATCATCAATATTTGCGTGATAATGTCCAAAATACCAACGATCAAAATTAACACCTGATGTATTCTTGAAAATGCTTAACAATTCTTCAGAACCATCCATTTGAAAATATGGCATGATTTCGCGTGGAATGGCAGCTTTCGCAAATTCATATGGAGCACAATGAGTTAAAATATAATGAACATCAAATCCAACACTTTCAACCGCTTCTTTTGCTCGAACAATATCTTCCTCAGTGATTTCTTCACGTTTCCACATTGATTTCCCCCATTCACGATATTGTCTGTCATGTGAATGAGCTCCACCAATTGTTAAAATCTTTTTATTGTTAATTCTATAAACATTTCCACGTTTCAAATGAAAAACCGAATGTCCAGCAATTCCAACCAGTCCACCAAACATTTCACGCTCTTGTAAATTATCAATCAAATCAAAGTTCTCATGATTACCATCAATAAAGCAAGTTGTCCATGGTTTATCATCCAACCATTTGAACCATTTTGCTTCTTCTTTGGTTCTTTTGTATGACCAAAATAATCCGAAATCACCCAAAATAATAACAACATCTTTTTTGGTAAGATTCGGACCTTCTGGAAATACATTAGAAGATAAATTTAATTGTGGTTGACCGTGGATATCACCAGTCACGAAAATTCTTCCAGGATGTTTCATTTTAACTCCAAATGATTCCATGAATGAATTGCTTGTTCAATTGAATCACACCAATCCGCAGTAAGTAGACAATCAACACAAAAGATTTGATATTTAATATCAAAATTATCGGAAGTACGAGAACGGGTTTGAATACTTCCACATTTAGGGCAAAAATTTGAATGGTCTTCCATTTGATTATCTCCAAGCAATAAGTTTTGAAATTTCGGGTGTCATTCCACCAAGTTCTTTAAAACGTTCATTGATTCTGTCCATTAAGGAAGCTTCACGATTACAAATACCAATAAAATCTGGTTTTCCAACCGCAGCCATTCCTGGGGAGGGTAAATATCGATACCACCGACAAATCTGAATTCGGTCAGCGTTTTCGATTTCCTTCAATGTAGGATATTTTTGAGTATACATTTTTCTAAATCCTTACTAATTGTGAGTTACAATTAGCACAACAATAAGTAGCTTTACCACTTAATACTCTGTTATGTCTAATGGTTGAAATTTCATGTGTTCTACATTGGCATTTGTAGGAAAATGTTTTAGCAGTTTTTCGTACTTTTTCGGGAACTAAAGCTCTAAGATTATATGAATGACATCTTTTTGTAGAACCACCAAGAAGTCTCATAAACATCTTAAATTCCCGTCCGTGAGGTTGTGAATTCGAACAATTACAATATTGGAGAATATGAGCAAATTCGTGAACTAAGGTTCGATTGATGAAATCATCACCGTATTCTTCCAAAGCCCGTCTGTGTAACCGAATAGCCATATATCTTTTAGCTGGTTTACTAATAGCCCAACCAGCAACCCTTACTGAATTTACATCAAACAATAACGAAAATGTGGTATTATCACCAGGAACTTTTACTTTTGGATAATTCTCGCGTACCTCAGAAATCATGTCTTTTAACTTTTGTTCTGCTTTTTTCTGAATTTCTGTGGAAGCTTGACATACAAATCTCATAAATTGATCTCCTTTGTTTAACTGTTTATAAGTTATTATACCAAATTAAACAAAGGAAGTCAACTCTTTTTTAACTCTTTTCAACATTTTATTCGATTGTAAACGGTTCTAATGCTTTGTCAAGTGCTTTTCTACCCTCTTCAATCGCATCTAATTTTTCTTGAATGTCTTTTCCATTCTTTTCAGATACCATTAAATCCATTGCTTTTTTAAATGCTGATGGAGCAATATCGAATTGAGTACAAGCAACTTCCATAATATCCTCATCAATATGTCGATTTGCTTCAACAATATCAGATTCAGTATTCTTGGCGACAATCATCAATTGCTTGAGAATATCAGTTCCAGTATAAGGCATTTCCTCACCGAAAAATTCAAGATCCCAAAGTTTAGTAATTTTATCATTTGGGTTTATATTCTTAAATTCAGCATATTTATCATGATTTAAAGAAATAGTAATTCCAGCTTCTTTAAAATATGATTTCACATTTTCATCAAGACCAAGACCAAACATGATTTCAACCATAGCATTAACTTGCTTACGGAATCCTTCCATTTTAGATTTGGAATCTTCTTTAGGAACACCAGCTTGATAGAACATTAGCTTTTTAGCGAAATCAAATTTGGTCATATCTTTCTCACTAAAAATCAATTTCCACAATTTCTTTTGTCTTGAGGCACTTGGCTTGAAAATTTCGTTGATTTCCATTTTAGCCAAAGCAGCCGTTTCAAGAGCATCTTGATACGTTTTGAATTCCATTGGTTCACTCATTCGTTTTTCTCCTTTTAATGTTTTAAATTAACTTGTTGAACTTTAGATGTTTTCGGTGTAGAACACATATTGATATATGAAGTTAAATCCTTTTGGACGCAAAATACAGAACAATAAACATTTCGGGTATCCATCCCAGCAGTGAATTGAAGTACTCCAGATTCTTGGATTCTAATATCTCCAAGAATGATAGCATTATCCCCATTGGATAATTTTTTACCACAAGCGGTACATCTGTTCTCGATAAAAGCAGTTGCCATAATATATCTCCATTGAATTAAAAAATTAATCGATCTTTAAACCATTTTGGTAATTTATTCTTATCCAACATGTAAAAATAATCCATAGATTCATCTAATATATATGTGATACAATAATCATCATCCGATCTTGTTGCTCGACCCGAAGCTTGCATAATTTCTTGCCACATTTTATTTCGATACCAATCCGCAGATATGTTCATCTTTTCTTTAACTCGTTTATCACCCAAACTCATGAACGGCAATTTGATAATAATTTGAAAACGTGCTAATTCATCATCTAATGAAACACCCGTTCCCATGGAAGGAGATAATAAAACTGTTTTTTGTTTTGAATTTTCGTGCCTTTCTAGCAACAAATTATTTGTCACTGGATAACGATCCATATTTCTATGTAATAATCGTTTTTTGAAGATTGATTTTTCTCCTATATATTTAGTTATCTTATAATTGGTGGAGTGAATAATTCCTTTATCATCCTTGTGTTCATTCAACAATTGATCAATAACTTTTAATGCTTTTGGTAATGTTTTGTCAATTTCTTGATAATTGAATTTTCCCACCGAAATATGTATAATCGGTGAATCCTCTTTATCAAATGTGGTATCTGTCGTAACAAAATTACACATGTTACGTTCAATACCTAATTCCTCAATGAACGCACCAAAACCACCAATCGTTGCCGATAAAAATAAGAATTTGTTGGAGGCACTTTCATTATTAACACAATACGGAAAAAATAAAGAAGATGCTTTTAATGGTGTTACAGTCAGTATACCATCCTTTGCTGAAATAATCCACTTATCATTTTCTTTTGTATCTTCATAAACTTCAATCTTTCGAACTATATTAGATAATCCTAGAGACTTTGTTTTTAATTTTTTTATTTGTGCTTTTTCTTTCGCAGGAATATTGTTAATATCACGTTCAGAAACATATTCCTTATTTAATCCTAATTTTTCAAAAATATGATCTAACATTTTTTCAATAGAAGTCATTTCAGCAATAATACATTTGAATATTTTATTAACTGTGTCTTCATAATTTTCAACACTATCATGATCATCAAAAACCCAATCCATTTCGTATATATTATAAGTTTCTTTTAATTCATCAGGATTAAGAATAATTTCGGCAAAATTGATCAATTGATTTTCAAGTAAATGTGCTTCATCAGCCACAAACAAATCTCTTGTTTCCTCTTCAAACGGACCGGCTGACTTTGCCAATAAAAAATAAGTATAATTGGTGACAATACTTTGTGAACTTAAAGCTCTTTTCCTTTGATTAATATATGGACAAATCCCCTTTTTTGAACACATTTTAATGATATGAGGTAAAGAAACACACGGAGCATCACCCGCAGTCATTGAGGGATTGATACCACATTTATAATTTGATTTTCCTCGTAAATCACACGCATCTCCAGGACCGTTAATATATTGATCTTGAAGTTGTTTGGTGTTGGTTAAAACATATGACCTCCCAGCAGCAAAAGAAGCTGCCATTGCTATAAATGCTTTACCTACACCAGTTGGCGCATCAACAATATGAAATTTCTTATCCCAATTAGCAGCTATTTGTTCCGCAACATAAATTTGTGTCGGTCTTGGTTTAAGAAGGTTGAGTTTATACCAATATAATTGTTTATCAAGGATTTGTTGATTCAAATCAATCCCCATTTCTTATTTTGTTTTAATGAGAATTCAAAATCCTTGATTGAATCCAGACGAAATGAACGCCAGCCATTAGCTTCCAAATCAAAACAAGCAATAACAGACAAATTGATTTTTCGTTCTTTCTTTGGCGCAGTTGGATCAGTTGATACTTCAACAGCAGGTAGCAATGAAGGATGAAGTGAACACACCATTACTCGTTCAGTTCCATCAGTTTTAGTAAATGTAATTTCCATTACATTTTCTTGAAGCATTGTAAGAAAAGTTGCTCGCATTTTTGCTTGAAGAAGAGCATCCCCCTGCGGAGTTTCATCTGTCGATTTTTGAGTACTCATTTTTATCCCTTTCATCTAAAGGTTGATTGAAAAATTCATTCGTTTCAGTATTAAAAGCGGTTAATCCATATCCAAATACACATCCAGTATCAATTCCAATTTTATTTGGTTTAATCAAAACCGATTTTAATGGTGTATGACCAAATACAATAGTTTTACCAAAATTACGATCAGAATTCAAAAAAGGATTGCGTATCCATAACAAATCTTGTTCAGATTGTTGTTCAAGCGGATAATTTGGATTTATACCCGCATGAACATAAAAATATTTCTCATCTTCATAAAATGTTGGTAAACTTTCCATCCAATTAAGATGATCTTGTGAGACTTTAGGTAACGAACGCAGCCAATCTGCTCGCAAATCTTCATCCATTGGATATGGCATTTCCCGTTCAGATTGTGGTCGAGTATCATAAGAATCTAACGTGGTATCTCCACCATTATGAAGCCACATTCGGTGATCAAATGTATCTAAACACATCCGTTCGTGATTTCCCATCAAAGCAATTGCTTGACCAGATTCAGTAAGAGATTTCACATATTCAACAACTTGCTTTGAATATAATCCCCTATCAATATAATCACCCAAGAAAATTATCTTATCCGTTTTTTCTAAAGGTAATTGATTCATAAGCCCAATCAAGGTATGATAACAACCATGAATATCCCCAATTATATAACTCATTATTCTCCTTTTTTCCATTCGGCTAAAATTTGGATTTTCTCAATGTTCATGATTCTTCCCGTTTCAACCAAGCACGAATTTTATCATCATTTCCCCAACAACCAACAGGCATTCGATTATAAACGAATTTACAAATGGCAGGTAAAGCGAGTTGGTTAGCATAATCAGCTTTACCCATAGCTCCCATCAAATCATTACACAAAACACTATAAAGAAAACCGCCAGTTGGAATTCGATCTTGAACATATCGTTCCAAAGCACCC